CCACCAGCCGTTTTCCTTTTGCCGAGCGTACAAGCATTGATACTTGATGCAGCAACTTGTGTTTCAAGAGAAGCCACTTTTGCACTTTCAAATTCAGCTATATAATTCATTTGTAATCCAAATTGCACAACTGGAATTGAATGAGTTATAGACATCTTTCTTTTAGAAAAACTTGAATGCTTTTTATTATACATTGGATGTTTTTCCCCTTTTCGGCTCATTGACATTCGTTTTTTAGTTTCTGCATTGATAACTTTACCTTTAGCAGATTTACTAAAACGGCTTTTAGTAATAGGATTATTATTGTTTTCCGTGCGAGTTACCCACCTTAAATTACAAACATTATTATCCGTTCTAATTCCATTAATGTGGTCTACCTCTGGTTTATTAAATGGATTGGGGATAAAAGTTTCTGCAACAATTCGATGTAACAGTCTTTTATCTTTTCTCAAAGTAACATAAACATATCCGTTCTTTACTCCAACATTTGGAGTAAGCACCTTATTAGGATTCCGAACTTTACCTGTATTAGAAACTTGATAATATCCATTATACCCTTTTACTGTTTTCCAAATCTCTTCCATATCATTCTTCAAGTCGAACAGCATACGCTAAAAAGGCAAATCGTCCTTTACATTGCCATTAGCATCAACCGGAGGCGGAAAGTTCTGCGGCTGTTGCTGATAGGTCGGCGCTGGCTGTTGGACTGGTTGCTGTGCCAGTGTAGCTTGTGGGAATTGCGATACACCGCCACGCGCTTCTATTTTATAGCATCGAATGGATACCATACGTTTGAATTCTCCGTCTTGATTCGTCCAAGAACGCCCTTGTAAGACAAATGATACAGTAACAACATCACCCTGATTAAAGCGGTCAAGTTCTGTACACTTGTCACCCGAAAACTCTAAGGGAATAATGTTCTCATACTCGCTACGCTCTCCCGTATAGGGGTCGTAAGTGGTAGCATCTAAAATAAACTCCCGTTTTGTAAATGAGGAACCACCGTTTTTGGATGGTATTTGAACGGTTTGTCCGATTTCGATTATCCGTCCGGTTATTTGGTTTGCCATTAATTTTCTCCTCCCAAAATCTTTTTATCGGTTATAAGTTCTCTGTTTTCTTCCAAAAACCGGATAAATTCCTCACAATGATTAGTAAGAATAGGAATATCACGTTCAGGATTGAAAACGTATGTTTCTGTATAGGTATCTACCACATAACCGCCTTTGTTGAACTCCACAATGTTATACTCAAATGTCCGTACATCAGAACCGTTCTTCATTAAAGCGTATGGATATACTAAATGCTGGTGGTGATCTTTGAACTTTCCCACGGTATAACTACCGGTTGTTTTGATGTCGTGGACGCTGGCCGGCATCAGCTCGTCAATCAAACCATAAACCAATACACTACCGTATGCAGTAGGCAAGATGGCTTCTACTCTTTGTTGGGTTAATGCTCCTTTGTAGTAGTTGGCAAACTCGCGGCAAAGGTCAATGTGAAAAGTGAAAGTGCGATTGTTGTAAACAGCTTTTATCCCGTAAAGTTTTCCGTCATCGTGATATGCCTTGCTAATTTCCATTATAGAAGATTTACGGTTCTCAATCATACAATCAATGATTTCATTGAAAGCCGTACCACGGTCTGCCGCTTCGCTATCGAATGGCTTGTGGTTAATCCGGTCTATCAGTTCTTGAAACTGTTGTTCGTGAAATTCTTCAGGAGTATGGGGTGGATTTTCTGACCACCCCCAGTACTTATCCCAAATCACATCACTATTCAGATATGCCCCAAAGGCATCAAGAAGCGTTGCGTAAATACGATATTTAGGCTGCTGGTTCATATTTCTTTTCTGAATTAAGTTTCAGATTCAAAGACTTCGCTTTGTTAGCTACCAACTTTGCCGCCATTTGCTTTGAAGAACCAACGTGCTCAAAGTTATCTATTTGCGCGATAAAATTATTGGCAGATTCCGCATCCGTAATAAGTTCGATCTGTTCTTTTATCTCTTCAATAACTTTATCATACTTTTCCTGTGCCTCTTTCTTGGCAGCAAGCATACCCAAATACGAATTGATTATCTTGGCAGTGATAAAGTCGTTCTTGGCGGTTGGATTACCATTCTTGTCAAGAATGGTAGGAACCTCCATTACTGAAGGAAGATTGCAAGTATTCTTACCGTCATTTCTTGAAGTTGGGTCAAAAGTGATAGTACGTCTTTGGACGCCTCTTTCGCTTTTCATTTCAAGATAACCGAGCAAATCCAGTTCAGTAACGATAGAGTTGTAGGATTTTTCACGCAAGGCAGGGATAAACACCGTATCATCACCTTCTTTTCTTGTGTCGCGATGGGCAACGAAAATGATGTGCTTGTTAAGCCCCGAAAGTGTTCGTGTCATCCATGAAAACTCTGCATTGATACCGCTCCAATCACGGATGGACGGCTGGCGGGTTCCACACTTGTGAGTAATGATGAAGTCCATCATCTTGCCGATGGTATCTACTACAATGGTCTGATAAGCGGACAAGTCCTCTTGAAGAACTTGCTGAACATCGCTCCATGAAGTGACCTGTACCGTGTCTATATTCTCCAAGTGCGCCATGTTCATGCGCTTCACGCCGTTATCGAAGTCCAACAGCAGCGGTTTCGGTGCGCTCAATGCTACCGTACTCTTTCCCATTCCGGCTTGACCGTAAATCATCATCTTCACGGTGGTCGGGATAACTAATTCATTACTTTTCTTAATCAGTGACATAATCGTAAATTTTATAGGGTTATTTGTTCAGATATTTACTCATTTTAAAAGCATTAATAGCGGATTGTATCTCGAACTTGGAATATATGATAGGAGAATTTCTGGATGAGCCTTTTCTTTTCTTATGCACCAATCCTTCTTTCTCTAACTTTTCCAAAAAGTTAGGTTCATACCCAAGTGTCTTTAACCATCTGAACGCTTCTCTTTGCTTGATTTCATCAGATACAGGAGACCGTTTCTTCTCACTGGCAGCTGCACCAAGCTC